TTCAAGATTGATACGCCATCTTTGAACTTGACAGGCGATTATGAAATAGTACTTCACTTTATTACACAATAACAATGGGAATCATTAGAAATGTTGATGTCGTCTTAAATCCGGGTAACGGGACAGTCAATGCGGAAGATATAGTTTGGCAAGTACCCGTGACGCCTAACTGCGGGCAACTTTGCGAAGAGATAATTCAGGAAGAAATTATATGCAACCAAGCCGATGCGTGGAATAATAATCTTTGTCCAAACGACTTTTGCTACTCTGCCCCAGTCGTGCCGGGTGATTGCTTACATTTTCAGTTTCAGTTCCAGAACACACGCAACGCAAAGACCACTATCAGTTACTCGCAATTCCTGCAACGACCGAACCCGAAAATCAGGTACAACTGGTATCATCCGACCATTAACCCAACCGACTGGACGATACGGGCGAGGATGTTCAATGCTTGTACGAATGCCGAGTACAAAGACCCGGTTAATAATTACAACTATGCCGATATATTCATGCGTCAGGCTGGAATTTTTTTGAGCCAAGACCGCAAAGCATCGAGCAAGACCCTACCAATTAACTCTTGGTACAGATGGACACAAAACGCTCAAATCTGCATACCAACCCAACTGCCTGCCAACTTCCCGAGTCAGTTCTATTTCACATTTGAGGTACGCAACTTTTCCAATGCTGGGTCAACCGTTTACAGCCAACTTTATGAGATTGATACTTGCTCGAACACAATCTATTTAGAGGGGTCGTACAGCCTCAAAGATTGTTTTGGGTATGACTACTCCATACCGACCGACAATCTGCTGACAGAACGCAGTTATAGCCCATTTGACCAAGTTCTATTCAGTTCGGCTCTGTTCCAAAATGTATCAAACCAATACCGCAACGCTCACAGACTGAGAGGAACGGCTTCGTATGTAGGTCGAATGATTGAGAAAGACATACCCGAGCGTCAGTGTTTATCAATCAAAACGAGCATAAAAGAGCAGTACAATGTCAAATTGAAGCCAATACCGCCATATGTTGCCGAGATTGTGAACAACAACCTATCTGGCAAGGTAGCGTATTTGTCAGGCGTTCCGGGCAAAGGTGCAATCGAAGTCCAGCCGAATGGGGGTGCAGAGAAAGCAAACGATATATCCAATATGTGGGTGGTCGATTTGACATTAAACGGGTGCGAATGTTTGGATTATCACCAATGTTAATTATCTTTGTGCCGTTGTCATTTATTTAAGGTTTAAGTGGGATGCAGGAGGGGTGATGTCCTCCTGCATTTTTTTTATTTATGAACAATTCAGAATTAAGACGCTCAGTCCAAGAAGCACTCGTTCAAGTCGAAAAAACCTTGCTCAAAAAGAATGAGGAATACGCAACCGATAACGATGTGTTCAGGAATTTCCGTACCGGCATAAGCCTGCAATCTAAACCGCAGGCAGTCGCTTGGGAATACATGACCAAACACCTGCAATGGATTAAAGACGCCATCCAGACCGACCACAAGCCGACCCATGCCGAACTGGACGAGAAGTTTATCGATGCGATAAATTACTTACTTATCATTCGTGCAATGTATCAGGACAGGTCGTAATTTTTTTATTTGCAAATTTATTTTTATCTTTGTACAACCTCTCCCAGAGGGTAGGCAGTTTGCCATATTTCGGGAACATAAAAATCGTTCTCACTACTAAACAAATCAATATGCCATTAACTTGCACCGGATGCTCAGTTAGCGTCCCTACCCTCTCCGCATCATGCGGAAAAAACAAGAAGCAAGGCGGTCTGCCATACCTTGCCATCGTTGCTTGTGATTACACCTTTACAAATCCAACTGACCCAGCAGAATGGGCAAGTGCCATCAGTGCCAACAACGCAAGAGTTGTTAAAGGTCTGCTCGGTTCACTTGCTGACCCGTCCAACACTACCAAGCGTATCGGTTCTTGCGACCCTGAAACTTTGTTAGGTCGTGTCTGGACGCTTAACTTCCAAGATTACAACTTCACCGAAACAGGCAGTCCGCTTGTGTTCGAGAAAGAAGCGTTCTACAACGATATTCAAGCCGACCCAAGTAAGTACTATTTATACTTTGGTTCTTGCGATGGCAGAATGTGGTTAGTTTCCGACTTCACATTAATGATGAATGTAATCGTTCCCGATAACAACCAAGATGCAAGATACATGAATGTTCAAGTCATGTATCAAGGATTGACAATGGGAACTCAATATGTTTTCGATTTAGGTACAGTTTAATCCGCCCGTAAATCATGGCATACGAGCCTATTGATACGGGTTTCGGGTTCTACTTTGACCCCGAGGAACGACCTGATGCGTACCTGCGCTGGGCAGAGCAGTATTACTCGATGATTGTGCATACGCAAGGACACAATCCGGGTAAACTGCTCTACCTACAACGCCCGAATGAAGCCGATGATATCTACCGATATCGTCTGGCTAACTTCGAGGCGATAACGAAAGGTGCAATTAGTCGGGCAAAGAACGAGGTGTTCAGTCCTATTGGGTCTGCTAAGTTCAGTTACAAGGTGGACGAGGACACGGAAGAGTTCATTGAACGCCCTGTGTTTGGCATGTCCGAGGGGTATGGAACGGGTTATGATTATTGGCAATATATTTTCAAAGTTGCTTGCGAACGAATCATTGACGACCCGAACGGCTATATCACTTGGATGCCATTTGGAGAAGGCACGATTGACCCGACACAAAAGGTTGATGTTTATCCATACCAGATTTATTCGGTTTGTATAACCCGACTCACCAAGGACAGAATTACCTTTTACAAGCCCGAGGAAAGATTCTATCTTAACTCAGGCACAACAGGTCGTATATTTTACACGATAGACAGAGATGCTTATTATCGCCACTACGAGATTGAATTACCTGACGATAAGACCACATTCGGAACGGAGTTAATTTACCGCCACAACTTAGGCGAAATTCCTATCGTGTTGAATGGTGGGTTCAGGAAGTCGGCAATCGGTCAATTCGATTACAAGACACGCAAAGCGGTATGGGGAGAATCAACTTACATGGGTTGGTCGCCTTATTCATTCACAAGCGGTTCAGCCTTGTTGCAGAATACCTATCTGCCTCAATTTATCGACTATCTCGAATCGTTCTTTGTCGGGTTCGTTGGATATGCAAACGAAGCACTAAAGACCTTTGACGATTGGAAAGGTGCGAGGGTAATGACTTCCAACCCGATTCGAGTTGAGAAGCAGATGCCTTGTACTGCCGAGGGTTGCAACAATGGCTATGTCTGGGGGCATGATAGCGAGGGGAATGACTCAAGGCGTGCGTGTAATACCTGCAACGGTTCAGGCGTAATGGTTCGCAGTCCGTATGGTATTTATCAGGTCAAAGTACCCGATAGCACAACGCTAGAAAACCAGACGCTTGTAGATGACCCCGTGTCATATGTATCGCCTCCCGTGGATGGCTTGGAGTACATGCAGAAAGCGTGGGAGACGCTGATACACAAAGCCGAGTTGGAATTGTATCAACTCTTCACCGACTCGGCTCAATCAGGCGAGGCTAAAAAGGTGGACAGAGAGGGCAAGTATGCGATGATAATGGCGATGTCTAATCACATCTTTGACCATATCATCTACAATCACCTGAACTTCCTGATTCGTTTAAGAAACATAGTCAATCCAGAGCCTGCAATCATCGTCAAGCCTACATCGTTTGCCATTCGTGACGAGGCTATGATTATCGAGGAATTGAAGCAACTGAACGAAGCAGACGCCCCGATTCCGGTAAAGGTCAAAGCACAAAAAGACTTGATGAAAAAACGATTCTCAGGCAAAGCCGAGGCGAGTGAAGTCATTGAGTTAATGGTGCAGTTTGACCCGTTGTATGGTCAATCCATGGAAGACATCGAGCGTATGCAACGGATGGGGGCGATTGATACCAGAAGCGTTCAGAAGCATGCGTATTGTTACCATGTTTTGGAAAGGGTCATGGAGAAAGTCGATGACATGGAACACGAAATGGAAGAGCCGGAAATTCTCGCATTGATGGAGACCGAGTTCAATACTATCGTTCCTCCACCTGCCACGCAGATTCAGATTCCAGTATTTGAATAATGGCAAAGCGTTCACCAGAAGATGAAATCGACCTGCTCATTGATAACTTGGTTGATAATGCCCGTAAAGGGGCAGACAATGCAACTGAGCGAATCATTAAGTTATTGGACAAGTACTTGGACGGTTTCCAGTTGTCTGATGGAACATTCGTTTTATCTGAGCAAAACAGCCGACTTCTCACTGGTCTGGACTCCGAAATCGCCAAAGCAATCAACGCAAGTACCTACCCATCCAGCGTGTCCGATATCGTCCGAAGCCTGCCCGAAATTGAACGATTGAGCGAGATGGTACTGCGTCAATACAATAGCACCTTTGCATTTGATTTCGACCGATTGGGGGTATCTCAATTACGCCTGATGCAAACCGAAACAATCGTTCAGAACATGACCGGCACTGGTTTGACTGCTGAGATTAGACAACCGATTCGTGATGCAATAAATCGAAATGTTTTTGCAGGGGCGAAAGTGACCGATACCAAAGCGAGACTGCGTGACTTTTTATTGGCTTCCGAGTCGGATAAATTCAATCGCATGGCTCGTTATGCAAATGTTTGGGCGCAGGATGGCATCATGCAGTATGACGGCATGATATACGATAGATTCCGCACAGAGTACGCACCAAACAGCATCAGGTATATCGGTAGTCTAATTGGCGATAGTCGTCCGCAGTGCGTTCGGTGGATAACGAAGTACAATGGTAAAATTCCAATGAACAAATTACAAAGTGAAATAAATTGGGCGTACAATTCAGGTTCAGGAATGAACCTTGCTACGACCAAAGAAACATTCTGCACATATCGGGGCGGTTACAACTGCCGACACAAAGCAATTCCCGTATTTGAAAGTGAGGGCGAAGACAATGAGTGATAATCACGGGCAATCGGAATCAATCGGGGGCATCTTGTCCTCCATATTGGGGTATATTATGGCACATTTTTTTTCTGTTGATGCTATTTTTTTCAAGGTAGTTATTGCCCCGGCAATCGGTGCGACTATCGGTTTTTTCGTAGTAAGATTTTGGAAAAAACTTTTCGACAAAAATGAAAAATCAGATAAAACAAATGAATAAACACGACTGGATAATTATCATCTTCTCGATGCTGATTGCCACGGCAACAGCCAATGCCCAAGACACGGTGTATATCGCCAATTCTGGAAGTAATGTAACTATCACCTACAAAGGCTCGGTCAAGTCCGTGCCTCGTAGTTTGATTAGTGCTAATAAGATTGTCAGTCCTATTCTGCCCACGCAAGTATCAATCTTTAACGGGGCGTCACAAGTTGATTCTTGGACATTTAACTTCTACCGATTTAAGGTAAACGCAACAGCCATCACCAATGTCGATAGTTTTGTTCCTGCGATAAACAACCTGAACACGGCTATGGTCGTATCGTACAAATTGCTCAGAGATATTCAAGTCGTTTCGGCTTTGCCAAGCAATCCAGACCCAACCGTTACATACTTAGTCGGGGCGCAGACGACCATAAGCATAACAGGATTGAACGGCAACACAGATGGGTATTACCGCATTCAAGGCACAACGATAAACGCAGGCAGTGCCGATACGCACACGATGCGATTTAATACAATCAATACCAATGTTTACGATAGCCGTTATTCGTATGTCGGGTCTGCATCAAGCACTGGGTCAAACTTGCAGACGCATATCTTTATTGCACCAAACAACGGGGCAAATTCGCTCACTATGTTTGATATAAACATTGACCCAGTTACGGGCAAGAATCGCACCGTTCAAGGCGTGGCGAATGTCTTTGGGGCGAATCAAATCACCGCACCATTATACCCGACCTTTGGCGGTTTATGGCGTGACAATTCGACTAATATTACAAGCATTCAGTTAGGTTATGCTTCAATATCTAACGGGTATGCCGTTGGCACAAGAATAAGAGTTTTCAGTTTACAGCAATGATAGAAATAGGCAAATATTACCAGATTCAGACTGAGCAGGGTGAAAGGACTGCCAAAGCAATGCAATTAATCATGGAGGGCGTGTACGGCGTTTATTCTCCAAGTGATTATGCCGTTCCCGAAGATAATCAAGGTACAATCATTCCAGAGGGTTCGCCCGAATCTACGCCAGAAGAGGCGGAATTATGGAATGAGTGGTATTCCAATAATTAGTAAATTTGTAACAATTAAAACCAATCATACAATGAAAAAAGCAATTTTCCTTTCCATCTGTTTGACGCTGTTCGCCTTTATCGGTTTGAGCGGTCAAACAAAAGACACCTTGACCGTGTCTCAAAGCAATTCAACTGGCGTCATTACCGTGCGTAGTCAGAAGTCAGGCAACCTTGTTATCAATCCATTCGAGTACAATGGGTTCGGTAATATTGAAGCGGTTTATTCAACTGCCAATGCCGACACAATGGTATTTCTTCGCAATGTAAAGACCCAGACCGTCATTACTCGTTACCGCAAGACAGCATTCTATTTCGCAACTTATGGAATCACTGCGATGACTGCAACTTGGTTAAATGCTACCTATTTCAATCCTCCTAACTTGCGTCAATTAAATGTAACAAATGCCGTGCGTGACAGCCTCGTGTCTTGGGGTCTTGCTCCATTGGGAACGATTATTTTTAACACAACTATTGATAGTCCGCAAGTACGCAGGACTTCCGCTTGGCGTTCATTCTAATCAATTTATACCATGCAAAAGTTAAACGAAAAACAAGTTCTGGTGCAGAACACCAATACGGGCAAGCAGGTTATCTTATCTAAGCATTTCTTTGAGCGTCAAAAAGCACTCAAGAAAAACGGGTTCAGTGATTTCGAAATCGTGCCTCCTGTGTCAACGGCTACGGCTGAGAAACCAAAGAAATCCAAAGAAGTAACCGAGTAACAACCAAACCAAGTCAGCAATCATGAGTAAAGCAATCGAATTTCTAAAACTGATGGGAGTACCCGAAGATGTGGTTACTTCAATCGAATCTGCCGATGAGAACACAGACCTTTCCGGCTTTGTCGAATCGACCGAGACGCACTTCACTAATTACTACAAAGAGCGTGTTAAGGACGAGATACACAAGGCTGGAAAGGGTTCGGCTTATGCCGAGGCTAAGAACTTTGTTAAGAAGCAATTCGGCTTAACCGAAGCGGAAATTAAAGAACTCGACTTTCAAGGCGTGTTGAAATTAGTCAATGACCGCATCAGCGAGAAGTCCGGTAACAAAGAAGTGTTGGAACAACTGAACAACGCTAAGCAGACCATCATTGACTATGAAAACAAGGTCAAGGAGTTTGAGGAGAGCGTAATTCCCTCGATTAAATCCGAATCGGAAAACGCCATCAGGTCTTTCAAAGTAAATCAGGCAATTCAATCCGAGGTGAGCAAACATCCTTTGATTGGTGCGAGCCAGTATGTCGTGCCGGGATTTACATCAGACTTCAACAAGAAGTACAAAGTCGATGTAGATGATTCAGGCAATGCCGTTGTAACTGATTTGAACGGGGCAAAGGTGTACGACAAGAATAAAAAGGAATTGACCTTGTCTGAACTAATCGTTTTGGAGGGTAAAGAAGCCAAGATATTCAAAGAGTCGAATGGCGACCCACAGCCACCGAAGCCGGGCAATCCAACGCCACCTGCACCAACGCCTGCACCTGCGAAGAATCAGGTCAGCAAGTGGCAACAAGAGCAGGCAGAACGAGTCGCTCAGATGAAACAGCGTGCCGGGCTTGCTGGCTAAAATTGATTCTATTCATCTGCAACGAAACCCGGCTTATGTCGGGTTTTTTGTTTTATCGAATATTTTTTTTATCTTTGTTCCGTCCGATGCCAATCGAACTTAGGTGGCGACCTTCCGCATTAGGGTTATACCCTCGAACCCATAAATGACGAGGTATTTCAAACGCAAACAATTCATTTTAATTTATCATGTCATTTTCCGCAATTTGCCCGGCTATAAACGAGCAACTTCTTAATCTGGCTAACGAGCATACCCCAGCCCTGAAATCTTCTCAGGTTGGTACGCTCAGAGCCGTATCTGACCAGTACAACAGATACAATGTAAACATCGTACCTTTGAACCGCCAGAATGGTCAAATCAAAACAGTTCAGGTCATGTATCAGAAGCGTTCAACAATCAACGAGGTAACTTCCACCGTTGATTCTTGCTTGAACGGACCATTTGATGAGAGCGACAACTTCGCTGAGAACATCACTATTGGCTTCCAAGCAGGTCAGCAATTTAAGTACACCGAAGAGAATATCCGCGAACTTTGCGAAGGTCGCAATTCTTGGGTTACTAAGGACATTGCAAACAGACTTGATGCTATGCGTCAGTACATCAACAACGACATCATCACCGAGATGATTGCCAACGCTGGTAACTACGCAGGCGGTACTAACTCTGGTACAACTCCTGCTGCACTTAACCTGTTAGACCCAATCGCAACAGGCGGTATCACCGTAGGTAACTACATCGGCGAGGCTACAATGTTAAACGCATTGAGCGATGCCCGTGTGTCTGGTCTGCCTATGGCTATCGGTAACGGTGACCTCCGTACCTACACCAAAATGCAAAAAATCGGATGCTGCAACAATGGCGGTATCGACATGATGCAGGCTGGTCAGTTCGCATATTTCGAAGATGACCAATTAACTACTGCTCTTGCTAACAACAACTTCTATGTGTTAGAGGCTGGTGCATTGCAGTTCATCCCCGTTCCGTTCTACTTGGGAGAGTACGAGACCTTGACCGAGACAGAAACTCGCTCAACTATCGTTGACCCATTGATTCCCGGACTGGTTTATGACTTCAAAATCTACAAGCCACAAGGTTGTGATGAGTGGAACGCTCAGTTGTCACTTCACTACGCTATCTCTGCCCTTTACAACAACAACTACCGCACAGGTGACCCATTGTTGGGTGTAAATGGTATCTTCCAATTTAATGCCGCTACCTAATCGGTAATGGTTCTTAATTGGACAGACAAAACGGTAAACATCCGGGTGGCTTATGTCACTCGGATGGTTGCTGACACACTCGAAGGGGCGGGGTATCATATTCGTATGCTACCTCTCCCCAACGAGGGTCAGTTTAAGGCGTTGTGCAAGGCGGGAAAGGATTTGAAGAAGTACAATGTCGCACGCATTGACGCTGGTATGTGGGCGGTATCATCTGAGTTCAATGTTCCGCAAGTTGATAAGACTTGGAAAGGGTTACACGATGGCTCAGGCGTTTATTTCACGCTACATTGGTACAACTCGATTCACATCAAAGAGTTCTTGCCTGACGAGTTGTTCGATAAGATATATGAGGTTGCAATGGCTCAGGGAAAATCAGTTGAGGTGTTGCACAATAAAGAATATTCCGTAATTTATTTATATGAACCTGATAAACTGCCTGCGTAATATCATCGGGAGTAACAACCCTGCGTGGAATGTACCGAGCGACTTCAATTTATATGTTGAGTCGTTGCCCGGCTTATCTCGTGCGGATATTGTTGCAATGGCAGACAGCGACTATCAAACTACGGGCGACTTCATTCAGGACAAGGTTAGTTTTGCAATGAATATGGTCGTGGCGGAGTTGTCGCAATGGATTATTCAGGACTTTCGCCAAAACAGCGTATTAGACCGCATGAAAGCGGGCAAGTACCCGACTGGGGTGATTGCTTACAATACGCCCCAACCGCTTAACAGAGGCATCAAATTTACCCGTAGGAAGAACGATGACTATGGGTTACTTGTAATTCCTTATGTCAAAGTATTAGTTAATAACTCAGGGCTAAACACCATAACAATAACCGACAATATCGGGCAGGTCAAGAGCGTTAATTTTACAGCAGTTGCAGGTATTCCAACCGAGGTAAATGTTGACTTCATCACCGATGGTGGCGAGGCGTATCTAACGCTTGATAACGCAAGTCTTGCCACTGCTGAATTGAAAGTCGGCGGTTGTTGCAATCGCCCTTACAACGAATCGAATGTCGGCTTATGGCGTGTGTCTGGTTGGGATGGTTCAGGAGAGGTCGATAATACATTCGGCTTCATTGCAGAGGCTCAATACCAATGCGACCAAAGCCAGATTGCTTGTATCTTCCGCAATAGCGTATCATTTCAGCAAGCGTGCTTATATCGCTTGGGGGTGGACTTATTAGACGAGTTGATTAACACGGTTCGGGCAAACTCCAAGACCATTCACAATAAAGAAGAAAAAATCGAACTGCGTGCTAAGTTTGAAAACGACTACGAACGCAGGATGGAAATACTACGGGTTGAAGCGAGAACAATGCTATCACGCCCCAGAACGAATTGCATCGCATGTAACGGTACACGCTATGCAGAAACTCAAAGACAATCTAAAGGATATTACAGATGATTAATCCAATGCTTCCAATGTATGCAGGTTGTTCAACTTGCGGTGGCTCAAGACCACAACCAAGACCAAGTACAGGCAGACCTGCACCAAGACCGGGTACGGTTAGGATTCCCGGCATTAAACGCTAAGTCATGGGCAAGATAAAACCAAGTTCAGCGAAAGGCAAGAAGTGGTCTGTCGAGGTTGGTGGTAAAGTATATCATGCCGGCGATGATAACGCTAAGGTAAGTCCCGGAACGCCTCGAGGCGATGCGTATTGCGCCCGCTCGATGAAGATACCCGGCTCAGGCGTGCCGAATAAACTTGCTCGGCAGATGTGGGGTTGTGTTGGGTCGAAATCAGTGGCAAGCAAAGCGAAAAAAATTGGAGATAATTTTAAATAACGATTATGAGCAAATTGACTTTTGGGCAAATGTCCGCCCCGACTCCGTTATGGGCGAAGAAAATCCGCAACACAGCATTGAAAGTGGGCGGTGCGTTAGTATTGATTGGCGGGGCGATTGTGGCTCTGCCTGTATCACTGCCGGCGTCAGTCGTGACGATTGCGACAAATGCGGTAATTTATGGGGGGAGTCTGACTACTCTTGTTAGTGCGATTAGTCAGGCGTTCGGTGTTGAGGACAAAAAAGAAGAAACAAACGAAGAAATTATATAATCCATGCCGTTAAAAAAAGGTAAATCAGACAAGGTTGTTGCTTACAATATACGCCAAGAAGTAAAAAGTGGAAAGGCACAAAAACAAGCAGTTGCAATCGCTTTATCAAAGGCTGGGAAATCTAAGCCTAAAAGCAAGCGTAAGTAACATGAAGAAAGACAACTTAGAATTACATCTCGAAAGAGATATAATGCTACCCAATCGCACATTGGGCAAGTTGTCTATTAATGGCGTCCATGAATGCTTTATTTGCGAGGATGCAGTTCGACCCAAGAAGATTGCAGGTCAAACGGCTATTCCAGCAGGGCGGTATGAGGTTGTAATAACTCTATCCAACCGCTTCAAACGGGAACTGCCACTGCTTTTGAATGTACCGAATTATGCAGGCATCCGCATTCATTCAGGCAACACCGAGGCACATACAGAGGGTTGTTTATTACCCGGTCGCACTCGCAACGATACGGGCGTGTTCAGTTCGATTCCTGCTACCAACGATTTAATTCTTAAGATTCGCAAAGCATTAACCGAGGGGCGTAAGGTCTTTATCACGATTGTCAATGGCAAACCTAACGCCTGAGCAGTTCGAGAAGGCTTTGAATAACGCAAAGCAGGCACTCCAAGCCAACATGGGGAAGATATTGGTAAATGCAAGCAGTATCGGGTCGGCTGAAATGCAAAGGAGGGTGTTTAATCGAGGCTTGACAACTGCGGGCAAGCGGATGGAATACCGAAACGCCCCCTCTAACTACACCAATTTAAGGCTAGATGCTGGGTTACAAATCAGTTACAAAGATTTGACCTTTACGGGCAATTTGTTCTATTCGATGAACATTCTATCGACTGCCGAAAAAGAAGTCACCTACGGCTTTAATAATAGCGATACTGCCCAGATTGCCGAATGGCAACAGACCAGCGATAAGCAGGTCAATGAGCCAATCTTTGAACTGAACGAAAAAGAAAAGGCAAAGATGGAAAAGCAGATGGCTCTCGATGCCTATGCTATCTTGCAAAGTGCGATTGATAATTTTCCAAGCGTGCCGACTGCCAAGACAATTCAAAAGCGTGATGCCGTTTCGAAGTCTATAAGTCGCCAACAGCAGAAGAAAGCAAAACAAAGGAAGTTTGAACGCAAGCAAGCGTTGAAAAATAGAGTTGCAACAGCACAGAAATCAGGTATTAAAAGACGGACAAGTCTTGATGCTCAGAAAAACAGGTTAATAAAAAGCGACCTAAAAACAAGTTCAATAATTAAAAAGAGAGAGGCATTACAGCAACAATTAAAAGCAAAACAAAAACTAATTAATGCCAAGCAAAAAGAGATAAATAAAAAAGCATTACAGAAGTTTAATAATCGAAAGAGTTATTTAGAAAGTTTTATTCAGCGCAAACAAGGGCAGGCGGATATTTATGCGTTAAAATTGGATAAGGTCAAAAGTGGCAGTAAGTCAGCGAAAGACCTTAGTCAAAAGTATTTGAATGCCAAAAAGCAAATTGACAAGGCACGAAAAGAACTTTATACAAGTAAGTTTACCGCACCAACAAAAAAGACAAATCCTGTTCAAAAGCGTCTTGATGCTCAAAAAACAAAGTTGGCTCAATCGAGGGCATCGTACAAATCGCAGGCAACAAGATATCAGCAGACAAAGAAAAGCGTGTCTCAAAAAGCACGAGAACAACAAAGGAAACTACGAGCCAAACAATTACGCATGGGAACATACAAACCGAAAAAACGCAAGAAAAAATGACCTCAGAAACAATCCATATAATCTCCTCCATCCGCCAGCACATCGAGCAAAACAATGTCATATTCCCGAGCGGATATGACTTCTGTTTTCGTGAACCTGATACGGGTTACATTTACCTCCGCAGGATGGACGACAACAGCGAGTTAGTGCGGTTTCCAAACATCGACACGAACGGGAATTTCTTTTATCTCAGATACGAGGAGTTAGAGAAATCAACATTCAGACCTTTGCCCCGATTCGGGTCGTGCCAAGAACGCTTTGAGCAGTCCTTTACGCTTCGGGGTGTGTTTGTGTTTACGGGGAACAACCAGTACGAGGTGGGCGATTATACGCTCAATACAATCATGGGTACATTCATTCCCGACTTTCCTCAGGTCGATACTATCAAGGTCGATTTGGCATCAATCCAATACGATTATTTTAATTTCAACGATGAAGATACCGGCAATGAGTTGAGGTCGTACATGCCTGAACTGCAATCCTTCGCCATTGATATAAATGTTATCTTTGCAAGAGAGTTTTCCGAATGTCGCAATCCTCCTGAACTAATTTAATATGAACACATACAGCACACTTAATTTAGGCAATTTCCCGTCCACTCAGACGGCAATAACGCTTCCCGCTATGGTTTTCCCATTCTCGGGGAATTTCAGCATTGAGGCTCTTATAAACGGGCAATTTTACATCAATACATTGGCAGGTACGGCAGGCAATCCGATTGTATTGGTTAATGGCTACGCGAATGACGCAACCGTTATGGTTCGCATAAAATTGCCCATAGCAAATCGAACCGATACGAACTCATACATAAACGACCCGAGCGGTCATATCTGGTTTCAGTGGACGAATATACCTGCCTGATATGTTTGACTTTGCTATAAACTTATTCGTCCTGCTGGCGTTCAGTTTTGCCGTATCGTGCGTATCGTATGCCTTTGAAGTCTGGATACAGCCGGGGCATATCTTTCAAAGATTTGGCAGATGGCTTCAACAGAACCACGACAAGCACTGGTCTAAGCCATTAGGCTTGTGTGTATTGTGCCAAAATGTTTGGTTGGAAGTGATTGCCTTCAACATTGCGTTAATCGCTCTGGGGCAGGTTGAATCGTCTTGGTGGATGGTCTTAGTTGCCCCGTTCGTGGGGAATGCTTGGTTACGGGTGGTGTTGAAATAAAAAACCCCTACTGGTTAGGCAGGGGTTGGGTTGCGCATATTTATTTGTTATCAGCAACCTTAGACCCACCTACGAATAGTGCATCTTGCATACTGAACTCCGTCTTTTTTGAAGAAACTATCTTGACTTGAAAAATACCTTTCAGCTATCCAACCATCTTTTAATAATGATTGTGCCAATTTTTGCAGTTCACTTTCGTTTCTTGAACTTGCTAAATCCCTTGGTATCTCAAACTCAAATCTTTTGTTTTCGTGTTTTTTGCCAATTTTTTCAAGTCCTCTAACTTCAATCTCACATTCAACTGCCATTTGCCTACTTAATGCGGCAGATAGTTGTTCGGGGGTTAAGGTTATTTTTAAAAACCTTGCGTTTGCATTTTCATCTTCTACTTCAATCGTAGTTCCATCTCGATTGATTAATACAGAAATTCTACCTTCTAATTTCATTATTTCGATATTTATTTAGTTGTTAAAAATTCGACTGATAGAAAGGCTGCTGATAACCGCAGTTTGGCGCAATAGCCACCAACGCTGCAAACCAACCCTTCGGCTACTGTCGCCAAGCTGCCTACCGTTAGCGGTCATGCTACATATCTTCCAGCGGCACTGGATGGTATGAGATAACATATTTATGACAGCTTTGTGCCATGTGACCATGATGCCAATGACCGTCTATCCATTGAGCAATTTCCCAACCGCTTTCGCTGTATTCTGGACATCTAACTAAATACCAAGTTTCTTCCTTTGGTTCTTTTTCTGTTGTTTTTACAAGTTTCATTTTACTTTGATTTGTGAAGCACGAACCGCTAACAAGTGCTATACAATATGGCGGCTGACGTGCTTCGGTTAAACATTTTTACTAATTCAAACTTTTGGGCTTCGTATTGGCTTTCTGCTGAAAATCCGCCACATCGTATAGCACCGATACGTTATGTGCTATTTTACCGACCACTCCGAAAGTTTAGACTTGACAACTAATTTCAGTTCATCAACTTTTGACAATGGACAGCGAAAAGCAACTGTTTTAGTTTGCTCCGAGTATTTAGTTGCGGTTAATCTTTATCCTCTCCAAGTAGATAAAAAACAAAAGCAAATAACATAGCAACAATCGTTTCGGGAATAAGTAAAGAAGAATCAGAAATACTCCATTTTAATTCTGCCATCCATAACCCGTAATTGTGTATTAACTG